ACTTTCAGTAAGTTTAACAGTACCTGGAATGCTAGTTGCTGCTTTAGGGGTAAATTTAGCACTTATGGGATTAAGCGAAATGTCTGCACCTGATCCTGAAGTGGATGACCCTTCTTTTCTTTTTAATGGGGCAGGACAAAATATAGAACAAGGACAACCTGTTCCAGTATTATATGGACAAATGAAAATAGGAGGAACTCCAATCAATGAGGGTTTTGCTCCAGGTACAATAAATTCATATGCAAGTTCGAATTTTGTAACCACAGGAACAACGACAGACTATAAATCAGATGGAACTTCATCTTATACAATACAAACAGGACCGCATACAGGTACAAAGAGTTCAGCAGACTATGTGCAACAAAAATAGGAATATAAATGGCAAAATATACTAAACCAGCAACAGTTAATAGTAGTAGAAGGCATCCTGATAAGGAACAACATGCTGTTGTATATGATATCCTTTCTGAAGGCCCAATAGAAGGGTTAGCAAATGGCTTTGCTTCTATATTTATAAATGATGTACCTTTTATAGATAATATAGCAAATGAAATAATGAAACCTCGAAGAGTTATACTAAGTACTACAGCTGGTTCTGCAAATATTACTCATTCTCAATTCGGAGAAATAAATTCACTTACTTTAAATAATAAATCAGGACTATCTCTTGGAGCAAGAACTGTAACTATTGTTGGAGCAGAAAAACAAGGAACTGGCATTGCAAGTATGACAGCAGGTTCTGATACAGTGACAACAAGTAGTTCTTTCTTTACTTCTGATATGGTAAATTTAAGATCAGTTACTCCCGAGGCTTTTATAAGAATAGCAGGAGCAGGACAAGATGGAACAGACTTAATAACTAAAGTTAAAACTTTTGTAAGTGCAACAGAAATTACTGTACAAGATGTCGCAGCTGTAACTGTATCTTCTAAAAATATTTCTTTAGATTTTAATGCAAGTATTAGTTCAATATCAGGAAATGTAGCAACACTTTCTAAGGCTGTTCCTGTAACGACTTCTAATGTATCTTGTCAAATATCTGCTCTTAATACAATCGTTGGTCAGAATGATGATATAATGAATTTTGAGAAAGTCAAAATGCAATTTAAGTCAGGTGAGAGAAATCAAGATTATATACCACATGAAACAGGTTTTGGTTCTGCAGCAACAAACACTGCATTAAACATAAGTTTAGAACAGTCAGATTTAAGAGCAAGAGTAGGAACTGGAGGAAATTTAGTTTCTGGATACAATAATGAATTAGATGAGCCGACAAAATCCGAAGGTACAGCAGAAGATACAATTATAACTTCAGCTCTTGCAGGAGTATCTAATCCTTCCGAAATAGATGAAATTCATTTAACTTTTAAATTGCCTGCTTGTCACGCAATAAAATCAAGTGGCTCTAAAGAATCTTCTTTTGTTGAACTTCAAATATTCTTTGAGTATAGTGTAGATAATGGTTCGAGTTATATCTCAGAACTATTGTATGGACCTACCAATAGTCAAATTATTAATAGAAGCACTGGAAGAGGAGGCAGAAATGTCAACTTTATTACGACCAGCAGTTTTCCAAATACTGGATATATAAAACCAAACGAACCTCAATACAATGAGTTTAGTGAAGAATTTATGATAATCACAGATAAATTCCAACCTTATGATGACTGGAGAATAAGAGTAAGAAGAATTAATGATACGAATTTTATAGATGGCAGTTATAGACATACAAACCCTTGTACTTTAGCTACAATAGAATCTATAATAAAAGATAAGTTAAAATATCCGTACACTTCTTATATCTCAACATCTTTTAATGCTGCTGATTTTGAAGGTCAATTACCTCAAAGAGCTTACTTATTAAAAGGATTAAAAATACAAGTACCTACAAACTATCTTACAAGAGATGAGACAGGCGGAGCAGCAGCTTATACAAGAAATATAACTACAGGAGCAACTGAAAGTACTTATCAAAATTGGGACGGTAATTTTAGAGGAGATATAACTACTTTTAATGCAACATCAGTAAACTATGAAAAAGTATATTGCAATAATCCAGTATGGGTTTTTTATGATTTATTAACAAACGAAAGATATGGATTAGGACAGTTCATAGATAAATCAAATATAGATAAATATGGATTATTTCAATTAGCAAAGTACTGTGATGAATTAGTTCCTGATGGAGAAGGTGGATATGAACCTCGTTTTACAACTAATGTGTACTTATCAAAAGCAGCAGAAGCTACGAATGTATTAAAACAATTCGCAAGTGTTTTTAGAGGAATGGCTATTTGGAAAGATGGTCAAGTAACTGCAATTTCTGATAGAGAAAAAGAACCTGTATATGCTTTTACAAAAGGAAATATAGAAGGAGGAATTTTTCAATATGAAGGAACAGGAAATAGAGTTAGAACTAATCAAGTAAAAGTTCAATGGAATGACCCAAATGATAATTATAGACAAAGTACTGAATATGTAGAAGACCAGCAAGGAATACTAGAAACAGGAAGAATTGTAAGAAGCGAACATTTAGCATTTGGCTGTACATCAAGAGGTCAAGCACATAGAGCAGGTAAGTGGAAGCTTCTAAGTCAAAGATTAGAAAAAGAAACAGTATCTTTTGTAACAAGTATTGCTGCTGTAGGTTTAGGGCCTGGAGATATTATTACAGTACAAGACGCAGACAGAGACAGATCATCTTATTCAGGAAGAGTTTCAGCAACAGGTACAAAAACTACAACAGTAATACCTTTAGATAGAACAATTAATTTACCCTCTTATTCAAGTGATTTTCCACCTCAATTATTATTAGTTTACCCTAAAGGTGGCGCATATTTAGAACAAGAGACTGCAACTATATCAAGCGTAGTATATAATAGAGGTGATTTAATACCAAATATTACTTCTGAGTCTGATGCAGCTAACTTAAGTGATGATTCAAATAATAGCGTACAAGTTTTTTGGTCAGAAAATGTAAGAATAGAGACTAAAACTGTAACAACATCTGCAGGAAATGTTTCTTCTTTAACTGTATCTTCAGCATTTAGTGAAGCTCCAGAGGAAGAAACTATATGGTCATTAAGATTATTTAATTCCGATGGAACAGAAAAAACAGGCACAGTAAAAGAATACAAAGTAATATCTATTAAAGAAGAAGATAACTATAAATATTCTATAGTAGCTGCAGAATTTGCTGCTAATAAATTTGCACAGATTGAAAGAGGTTTTGAACTTAATATTAGACCTGTTGATAATTCTCCAAATCCAGAAGATGTAGTACCCGCACCTGATAGTATTAGTTTGAGTGTAGAACCTATGAGTATATCTGATGGGTCTATTTCTACAAATACTGCGGCAGATTCACAAGGACATCAATTAGTTGTAAACTGGAAATTTCCTGAAAACTCAAACGGTACTCGATATAAATTTGCTTCGGGTTTTGAAGTATCCCACAATATTAGGGGAGAAGCAAGAACTATAAAAACAAATATAACAACTCAAACTTTAACATTTAAAAATATAAAAGCAGGTATATATAAAATAAAAGTCAGAACTGTTTCAAGCTCAGGAACAGTATCTCAATATACAGTTAGACAGATTGAAATTGCAGAAAGCAGTCTTGGAAATTCCTTTACTTCTAAAGTTGATTTAGTTCCTAAAGGTGGTTCAATTAATCAAACTGTAACTATTGATGATTCTACAGGATTATTAGAAATTGGTTCAAGTACTTATCAATTTGATTCTCCGAGTGGAGAAACATTTTTAAATTCAAGCGCTACAGCTTCTACTTACCAGCAAGATTTTTCAGGAATGGGAGGATCTGCAGAAGCTTATTTATTATTTGACGAAAGTGACTCTACAGATAGATTTAAAGCAGTTCAAATTCATAGCGATACTTCAATTACTCCTACGGTTACTTATTTTAAAGAAGTCGGTGCTTCTAATAATGGATTAACAGCTGCAAGTGGAACAATAGCAGTGTCTGCAAATGATAACGCAATAATAGGAACTTCTACTTCTTTTGAATCAGATTTTAATAATGGCGATTTAGTAAGAATAATTAATGGTAGTTCTACAACTTCTACTTCAAGTGGCAGTATAAGTGATTCTACAGCTTTAACTATAGGGTCTTCAAATTCTAATATAAAAATAGGACATAAAGTAACTGGAACAGGAATAAGTACAAGTGTATTTGTTACAGCAATAAGTGGTACTTCAATAACTTTAAGCTCTCCCCAAACTATAGGAAATGGAGTAACTTTAACATTTAGTCCTGTTACTTATTATGGAAGAATACAATTTATTGAAAGCGATACATTAATGTATGTAGATGAAGTTGTAAAGACTACTTATTCAGGCGCGACTATTGAATTTCAAAGTTTTAAACCTTCTATTTTACAAGACAGCATATTATGTAAAGTAGCAACAAACAGTAGCACAGTTTATAGTATGGAAGAGTTATATGCAGTAACTAAAGGATTGGAAGGTGCTCCAGGCCCAACAGGACCCGATGGTCCAACAGGTGGAGCAGGTCCAACAGGGCCACAAGGTGGAATAGGACCAACAGGACCCGATGGTCCAACAGGTGGAGCAGGTCCAACAGGACCACAAGGTGGAGCAGGTCCAACAGGACCTCAAGGTATACAAGGAACACAAGGGCCACAAGGACCTACAGGTGCAGCAGGGCCGACAGGTGTACAAGGTATACAAGGAACACAAGGTGGAGCAGGACCAACAGGTGCAGCAGGACCAACAGGTGTACAAGGTATACAAGGAACACGAGGACCACAAGGTCCTACAGGTGGAGCAGGTCCAACAGGACCAGTAGGTGGAGCAGGACCAACAGGACCGTTAGGTCCAACAGGTGGAGTAGGACCTCAAGGACCAACAGGTGGAGCAGGACCAACTGGTACACCAGGACCAACAGGACCCGCAGGAACAACTCCAGGACCAACAGGTGGAGCAGGACCAACAGGACCGTTAGGTCCAACAGGTGGAGTAGGACCTCAAGGACCAACAGGTGGAGCAGGACCAACTGGTACACCAGGACCAACAGGACCCGCAGGAACAACTCCAGGACCTACAGGTGGAGTAGGACCTACAGGTGCAGCAGGACCAACAGGTGGAGCAGGACCAACAGGTGGAGCAGGTCCAACAGGAGCAGCAGGTCCAACAGGTGGAGTAGGACCTCAAGGACCTACAGGTGGGGCAGGACCAACAGGACCCGCAGGTATTACAGGACCTCAAGGTATACAAGGAACACAAGGGCCACAAGGACCTACAGGTGCCACTGGTATTACAGGACCTCAAGGTATACAAGGTACACAAGGGCCACAAGGACCTACAGGTGGAGCTGGTCCAACGGGACCAGTAGGTGGAGCTGGTCCAACGGGACCAGTAGGTGGAGCAGGACCAACAGGACCGTTAGGTCCAACA